CCACTCTTTGAACGTACCTATGTCACGTCTAGAGCAAGATTCTACCTTTAACGTAGGACGTTCTTCCGAGATAACTCGTGATGAGTTGAAGTTCCAGAAGTTTATCGACCGTATTAGAAACAAGTTCAACGGATTATTCTTCCAAGCGTTAGAGAGACAATTGATCCTGAAGAAGGTTATTGTACCTTCAGACTGGAAAGAGATTAAGTCACAGATCAAGGTTAAGTTCACTAAAGATAACCACTATGCCGAGCTAAAAGAAACTGAGGTTCTTAAAGAGAGAATTGAAGTGTTAGGTATGATGGATGAATATGTTGGAACTTACTACTCTAAAGAATGGGTTAAGAAAAACATACTAAGACAAGACGATGAAATGATCGCAGAGATGGAGAAACAGATTGCTGCTGAACCATCGGTTGATGACGAATTCGATGATAAAGATTCGGAATAAACTTTTTTTATAAATATATTATACGGAGTAAATACATGAGTATTGAAGACCTAATTAACAACGTAAAGGCAGGTGACGCTCAGTCATCTAATAATTCGTTTAATAGTCTAATGGCTGATAAAATCAATACAGCATTAGATGTTAAGAGACAAGAAACCGCTGCAGCGATGTACGGTAACACTGAAGCAGAAGTTGCTGCAGATACGGAAGAGTAAAGATGATTGGTTTTAAAGAATCGTTCGCTATATTGACAGAAAAGAAGATGAAACTTCCTTCAGGAGAGAACCTTGTTAAAGAGTTCTCTAAACTAGGAAAGAAAAAGAACGTCGACGCTGTTATAACATCGAAAGGTTCTTCCTTCACTTTATACGTTGACGGTGTTGAATTAGATAAATTTAAAAGTCAGAAAGACGCTGAAAAGAATCTTTCTGAATTCATCAAAGTAATGGGCGTATAAGTACATGAAGTTAATCGCAGAATATACAAATAATAACTTGGGTTACACAATCCAAGAAGACGCTGATACTGGTAAGAAGAACGTATACATTGAAGGTATCTTCATGACTGCTGAAGCTAAGAATAGGAATGGACGTATATACTCCAGAGATATCCTAGAGAGTGCAGTAAGTAAGTACAATCAAGAACAAGTTATTACGGGTCGTGCAGTTGGTGAGTTGAATCACCCTGATGGCCCTTCCATTAATTTGGATAAAGTTTCTCACAGAATTACCGAACTTAAATGGGAAGGTAATGATGTAGTAGGAAAGGCATTAATATTAGATACTCCAATGGGTCAGATCGTAAAAGGTTTGGTCGAAGGTGGTGTTCAATTAGGTGTCTCTAGTCGTGGAATGGGTAGCCTCGAAACACGAAATGGCGCCAGCTATGTTAAGGATGATTTCATGCTTAATACAGTTGATATCGTTCAAGATCCATCTGCTCATAATGCCTTTGTAAATGGTATTATGGAAGGTGTTGATTGGACTCAAGGTAGTAGCGGCCAGTTCATCGAGGTAAGTGAATCAGGTGAGACTGAAATGATGGAACCGAAGGTAATTGTGGAAAAGGTGGATAACACTAATTCTGAAGTTGCTGGGTTTGAACATTTCCTCTCTAAACTATAACTCTGAAGGAGTATAAAATGTCTAAAGATATTATACAAGAAGATGTTGCTGCAGAGGTTATTGTTGAGGAAACTGTAGAAGTGGTAGTTGAAGAAACTATTACAGCTGAAGCTCCCCTAACAAAGGCTCGTACATTATCAGCAATTAACGCTTCTTTGACAGAAATGTCTAAAGAAGAACTGGACTCTATCTTCGAAGCAGCGGAAGCGGTTAAGGCGAAAGCTAAGACTGAAGACGATGAAGAAGATGATGAAGAAGGCGATGATGAAGAAGGTGAAGTAGAGAACGAAAAGAAAGAAGCTAAGTCTGCTAAGAAAGAAGAGAATTTCAAAGAAGACCTTGAAGCATTAGTTAAGGACGAAGAGTCTTTATCTGAAGGTTTCAAAACTAAAGCTGGAATCATTTTTGAAGCTGCTTTGCAAGAAAAGACTACAGCTAAAATCGCACAGTTGGAAGAGCAATACGCTTCTGACCTTGTTGAAGAAGTTGAAGCAATCAAAGAAGATTTGGTTGATAAAGTAGACGGTTATCTTAACTATGTTGTTGAGAGCTGGATGAAAGATAACGAAGTTGCCATCGAGCATTCTTTGAAGTCTGAAATCACTGAATCATTCATTGACGCTATGCATGGTGTGTTCTCTGAGCATTACATCTCGGTTCCTGAAGATAAGGTTGACGTTATTGACGCCCTATCAGAAGAACTTGTTGATGCTAAGGATCAATTGAATAACCTAACTGAATCTGCTAAAGAATTGACCGAGAAAGTGAAAACTTTTGAGAGAAAGACTATTTTAGATGAAGCTTGCGAAGGTCTTGCCGCTACTGAAGTTGGTAAATTAGCTAAGTTATGTGAAGGTCTTGAAGCCGACACTAATGCTGATTACGCTACTAAAGTTGCGACTATCAAAGAGTCTTACCTTAATAAAGACGAAGTGACTAGCGACACAGAAGTTGACGCAATCACCGAACAAAAATCTGTAACTGAAGCCGTTGTTGTTACTGATGCTATGGCATCGTACCTTGCTGCTATCAAACAAACTAAATAATTCTAACTGGAGAATCTAATGGAATTACAAGCTACACAACTACAAGAAAAATGGGCACCTGTCCTGAATTCTGAAGACGCATCAGTTATTTCTGATAGCCACAGACGTGCTGTTACCGCAGTACTTTTGGAAAACCAAGAGCAAGCTCTAAACGAGATCGCTGCTGGTTCATCTCGCGCAGGCGGTTCATCTGCTACTGGTAACATCGATAACTTCGATCCAGTATTGATTTCACTAGTACGTCGTGCTACACCAAACCTACTTGCGTTTGATGTTGCTGGTGTACAGCCTATGAAAGGACCTACTGGTCTGATCTTCGCTATGAAGTCTAACTACGCTGACGGTACTGCTGGTACTGATAACACTCGCGGAACTGCGGATGACGTTGCTCCTACTGAAGCATTGTTCAACGAAGCTGATACTTCGTTCTCTGGTTCTGGTTCTGCTGGTTCTGGTAAGGGTATGACTACAGCTACTGCTGAAGGCGATATCACTGGTACTATGGGCTTCGAGATTGCTAAAACTTCGGTTGAAGCTAAGTCTCGTCAACTAAAAGCTAACTACACTCAAGAATTAGCACAAGACCTTAAAGCTGTACACGGTCTATCTGCTGAAACTGAGCTTGCTAACATCTTGTCTACTGAGATCTTACACGAAATTAACCGTGAAATGATCCAGACAATGAACGTTGCTGCTAAAGTTGGTATGCACTTTAACGCTACTGTTGGCGCAACTGCCTCTGCTACTGTTTCTGTTTCTGACGGTCGTTGGGAAGTTGAAGTTTATAAAGCTTTGATTACTCATATCGAAAAAGAAGCTAACCAAATTGCTATCGACACTCGTCGTGGTAAGGGTAACTTTGCTATCATCGGACCTGGTGTTGCTGCTGCTCTTAACGCTACTGGTTCTGTACAGTACGGTAACACTGCTAACGTTGGAATGGAAGACGTTAACGGTAACTTGTTCCTAGGAACTTTGAATGGTATCAAGCTTTATGTTGATCCGTTTGGCGCTTCTGGAACTGTTACTATCGGTTATAAGGGTTCTAACGCTTATGATGCTGGTATCTTCTATTGCCCTTACGTGCCTTTATCTATGATGAAGACGATTGGTGAAGATGACTTCCAACCTCGTATCGGATTCAAGACTCGTTACGGTATGGCTACTAACCCGTTTGCTTCTGCTTCTGCAGCTTCAAACGTATACTACAGACGCTTCAACGTTACTGGCCTTTAAGCCTGACGTAAGTTAAGTAATATAATAATCCCCCTTAATTGGGGGATTTTTTTGATATAAATAAATGTATGACTACAAACTTCCTAAACCCGACATCATTCGTTCTCTCGTTAGATAGGTTAGAAAACCCTAACGCTGAGTTTACCGTCCAAACTATGGTTCTGCCAGAGGTTTCTGTTGACGGAGCACCGTATCAAACGCGCTCTAGAAACATAATGCTTAGTGCTGATAAAATAGTATATGGCCCATTCGATTGCACGTTCCTTGTAGATGAGGACTTAGCAAACTACCAAGAGATCTATAATTGGTTATATAACCAAGTAGATACTATTACTGATAGTCATAAAGATGTTACATTATCTATTATGTCCTCAGCGAATAACGTAATTAAACAAATTAAATTTGTGGACGCCCGTCCTACAAATCTTAGCTCTCTCCCGTTCGATATAACCACAGGTGATATTGAGTACGTGACTGCAGCTGTAACGTTCGAATATAGTTACTTCGAAATAACTTGACTTTCGACCTAAAATAAGGTATAATATTATGGCATATAGCGAACAAGTACTGGATCACTATGAGAACCCACGTAATGTAGGTAAGATGGATGAAACAGACTCGCACGTTGGTACAGGTATGGTAGGTGCACCAGCTTGTGGAGACGTAATGCGATTACAAATTAAGGTAAGTGACTCAGGTGTTATTGAAGATGCTAAGTTTAAAACCTATGGATGTGGTTCCGCAATCGCTTCTAGCTCTCTAGTTACTGAGTGGATGAAGGGTATGACATTAGAAAAGGCTGGTGAAATTCGCAATACACATATTGCCGCTGACTTAGCTCTACCTCCTGTTAAGATCCATTGCTCTGTATTAGCTGAAGATGCTATACAAGCGGCGATTCAAAACTATAAGAGTAAACACTAAGTGTCCATTACCATAACACAAGCTGCAGCTGATCACGTTACTAGTTACCTCTCTAATCGTGGGGCAGGACAAGGCGTAAGATTAGGTGTTCGGACTACAGGTTGTTCTGGTATGGCTTACACCATGGAGTTTGTTGATAAGATCTCGGATGATGATGAGATCTTTGAAGGTAAAGGTGTGAGGGTGGTTATTGATCCGAAAAGCTTATTGTATCTAAATGGTACAGAGTTGGATTACGCTAAAGAAGGGCTTAACGAAGGGTTCCAGTTTAACAACCCTAACTCTAAAAGTGAATGTGGTTGTGGTGAATCATTCAACGTGTAATTGAGCAGTATAAATAACTAATATATATTATTGAGGTAGATTATGATTAACATTGAAGACATTCTAGAGATGTGGAAAAAGGATTCCACTATCGACGAATTCAAACTGGACAATGCAACGATAACGAACGCAAAGATCCACTCCAAATATCTAGAGATGATAACCATCACTAAGATTCAGAAGAAAAAACGCGAGCAAGTATACAAAGAGCTGTTAAAGGCTAAGTGGTTATACTACAACGGAAAACTCTCAAAAGCTGAACTCGACCAATACGGTTGGGCATACGATCCTTTCAACGGGCTAAATAAACCATTGAAGGGTGATTTAAACTACTACTACGATTCAGACAAAGACATACAGAAGTCTCAAGCCGACATCGAATATTACAAAGTATTAGAAGACACCTTAAAGGAGATATTAGATACTATTAGATGGAGACATCAATCTATCTCAAATATCATTAAATGGCGAGCATTCGAAGCAGGGACCTAAAATGCCAGATCTAGTGGTAAGTGTTAAAAATAATGTTTACCTGATTGTTGAATGTGAAGACAAAGGAATACTACACGAGCTTTCCGAGTTCTTTACCTTCTTCGTTCCAGGATATAAATTCGTACCATCATTCAAGAACAAGATGTGGGACGGTAAAATAAGACTTCTCAATATGAGGAATCAGGAGGTGTACGCTGGTTTATTTCGGTATATTGTACAGTTTTGTAATGAACGTGACATACCAATTGTTTTTGAGGATTCTAATTCTCATTACTACGATCGCCCTGATATTATCTACGATAGTGATGTTAATTGGATGGACCAACTCCCTATTTCATCTGGGGGCAAGAAGATTACACCGAGGGATTATCAAAGAGATGCGGTCGAGTATGCCCTGATGAATCGTAGGGGATTGCTAATATCTCCTACAGCGTCAGGTAAGTCCCTTGTTATATACCTTATGATGAGATATTTCTTAGAGTATAATAAAGACAAGGTGTTGTTGATAGTACCAACCACTTCACTAGTTAAGCAGATGTACGGTGACTTCGCTGATTACTCTCAGTTCGACGAAACGTTTAACGTAGAAGATAACTGTCACCAAATCATTGCAGGTTGTGATAAAGGTCATAAAGAGAAGAGGGTTTATATCTCTACGTGGCAGTCAATTTACAAGATGCAAGGCGGTTACTTCCAACAGTTCGGAATGGTATTGGGTGACGAAGCCCATAACTTCAAAGCCAAGTCTTTAATATCTATCCTAAGTAAGTGTACAGAGGCTCGATATAGATTCGGTTTAACTGGTACTCTAGACGGTTCTCAAACACATAAGCTAGTATTGGAAGGTTTGTTCGGTCCAATTAAGAACGTAACTACCTCTAAGGCTCTTATTGATAGAGGCGATCTAGCTGAGATATCTATTGATGTTGTGTTACTTAAACACCCTGTTGAGCAATGCCAGCTAGTATGTAAGATGAAGTACCAACAAGAGATAGACCACATAATCTCTTATGGACCTAGAAATACTTTTATCAAGAACTTAGCACTGGATCAAGAAGGTAATACGTTAGTGCTGTTCAATTTCGTAGAGAAGCACGGTGTACCTCTATTCAGGATGATAAGTGAAGCGGCTCACGAGAAGCGTAAAGTCTTCTTCGTATCGGGTAATACCCCAGCTGATATAAGAGAAGATATAAGAAAGGTTACTGAGACCGAGAAGAATGCTATACTAGTCTGCTCTTTCGGTACGTTCTCTACTGGTGTTAACATCAAGAACTTACATAACATTATCTTCGCTGCTCCGTCAAAATCCCAAGTTAGGATCTTACAGTCTATAGGTCGTGGCCTGAGGAAGTCGGATAGAGCTACTAAGATATTCGACATTGCTGATGATCTACACCATAGAAAGACTAAGAACTTCGCCTTAACACACAGTGCTGAAAGGATTAAGATATATGCTAAAGAGAAATTCGTTT